GAAAAACTAGAAGAAGAAAAGAAAATTGACCCCTCAACTAATATATTAAAATTAATGAATAAACTTGATAGTTATTTGAAATAAAATGGAAATAGCAACATTAGGAAAGATATTTGAATTTATCAAACAAAAGGGTGAACAAAATTTACCATTATTTTGGAAATTGAAAAATGATATACCATTAACAGAAGAAGATTTGACTTTTAAAGGTGATTTAAATTTAGAAAATTCAAAAATAACCTCCTTACCATATGGATTAAAAGTTGAAGGTGATTTGATGTTAACCTTTTCAGAAATAACCTCATTACCAGATGATTTACAAGTTGGTGGTCATTTAAACATAATTGGTTGTGATGTCATAAACTCATTACCAAAAGGATTAAAAGTTGGTGACAGCATTCAATTATCACCAAAACAAATAGTTTCCATTGGGGAAGGATTGTTTGTTGGAGGAGATTTAAATTTATTTAATAGTCAAATAAAATCATTACCCCAAGGAGTTAAAATTGGGGGAGAGTTAATATTATCCTTTACAAAAATAGAAACATTACCAAAAGGCTTGATAGTTAAAGGTGGTTTGGAGATTGCTGGCACACCATTAGAAAAGTATTCAAATGATGAGTTAAGAAAAATGGTTAAACCTGGAGTTATAAAAGGTTCAATAATTAGAGATTAGATAATGGAAATAGAAACATTAAAAAGAATATTTGATTTTCTTGAAAATAAAGAAACCAAAAAACATAAAGCCAAAGCAACTTTAAAGTGGAAGTTGTTTTTTAATGAACCATTAACAAAAGATGATTTGATTGTTAATGGGGATTTAAATTTGGCAAATTCAAAAATAACATCTTTGCCAGAAGGATTGGAAATTAAGGGTTCTTTGGATTTAAGAAATTGCACAAGTTTAACATCATTACCACAAGGATTGAAAGTTGGTAGTGATTTAAATTTATCTAATTGCACAAGTTTAACATCATTACCACAAGGATTGAAAGTTAAGGGGGATTTAGATTTATATGGTTGTAAAAACTTAAAATACTTACCAATAGGATTGATAGTTGTTGGTGATATAAATTTACAATACTCAACAATAACAACCTTACCAGAAGGATTACAAGTTGGTGGTGATTTGAATTTATATAATTGCAAAAGTTTAAAATACCTACCAAAAGTATTGAAAGTTGGTGGTTTTTTAAATTTAAACAAATGCACAAGTTTAACATCACTACCAGAAGGATTAGAAGTTGGGGGTACATTATATTTAAAGAAATGTTCCAAATTAAAATCATTACCAACAGGATTGAAAATTGGAGAGGCTTTGGCATTGAATGATACAAATATAACTACTCTCCCAAAAGATTTGAAATTTGTTCCTAATTTGGGTTTATCAGGTTCTAAAATAATGTCATTACCAGATAATTTACATGTTAGGGGTAGGTTAGATTTGGCTTTTTGTGAAAATTTAACTTCATTGCCAACTGGATTAAAAGTTGATGGTGATTTAATATTAACCTTTGCAAAAATAACCTCATTACCAGATAATTTACAAGTTGGCAAATATTTGGATTTGGGTAATACAAAAATAACTTCACTACCTAAAGGGCTAAAAGTTGGTAGTAGATTGAATATAAGTGGTACACAAATAACCTCATTACCAAAAGGACTAAAAGTTGGAGAAAATTTACTTATAATGAACACAAATTTAAAAAAATATACTGATGAAGAATTAAGAGAAATGGTTAAGCCTGGATTTATAAAAGGTGAAATATATAGAGGATAAAAAAATTTAATTATTTTTCATTATTTTTACAAAAAAAATAACTATATTTATACAAACAAATAAAAAACAATACCTATGGATGAAAAATTCTTTGTTGCCAGATTAACTTTTTCTCTACCTGATGAGAATACTGGTAAAATGAAAAAAGTAAGAGAAGAGAAATTAGTTAAAGGTTATTCTGTTACAGATGTTGAAGCAAAAGTTACTGAAAAGTATAAAAATTTCACACAAGAATGGAGAATAACTGCTGTGTCAGAATCAAAAATTGATGAAGTTTTCCAATAAAAACTAATTGTTTTTCTCTTAAACCCCTAGCATAAATAATGTTAGGGGTTTTTTTATTTTAAAAAAATAATGATAATCAGTAACTTTTTTGCTTTTCTGTATATTTATAATAAAAATAAATAAAAAATTATGCAATCTGAAAAAAACTTAGTAGAAGAAGCACTAATTCAAATGAAACAAATTGAAGATGTGCTTGCAGAAAATGCAAAAGGAATACTTGCTTCAACAATGAAGGAAGAAATCGAAGAATTAGTTAAGGAATCATTAAATGAGCAAGAAGAAGATGATATGGAAATGGATATGGACTCTGAAGATGATATGGAAATGGACATAGAAGATGAAGATGACATGGAAATGGGCATGGATGATGAATATGACATGGAAGATGAGGATGATATGGAAGATGAGGATGATGTCATCGATATGAGGGGGGCTTCACAAAGTGAACTTTTAAAAGTATTTAAAGCAATGGGTGATGAAGATGGTATAGTTGTTAGTAAAGATGGTGGATACATCTCATTGACTGATGATGGTGATGAATATTTAATAAGACTAGATGAACAAATAAGTGAATTTGGTGATGAGGATATGGAAGATGAGGATGATATGGAATATGATGCTCAAGAATATGGTATGAGATATTTTAATGACGCCGATGAAGAAGGTGATTTTGTACCTTTTGATGACGAAAACGAAGATATTGATATGGACTATGCTATGAGCAAAAGACTTGGTTTGAAATATTTTAATGACAATGAAGAAGATGATGAGGATATGGAAGATGATGATGAGGATATGGAAGATGATGATATGGATGATGAAATGGGTGAAATGTATGAAGATGACACTCAATCAACCATTGATAAAATTTTTGAAAAAACTAGAACTAAAAATTCTGACATTATTTATGAAATTGAAATAAATGAACAAATGGAAGATGAAGATGATATGGATATGGAAGATGATATGGATATGGAAGATGATATGGGTATGGAAGACAAATTAAGTGATATTAAAGTTGACTGTGATAATTTCTCAGTTAGTGATTTCATAGAAGAATATGGTGTTAAAGATGCTGGAAGTATAATGAAAGTATTAGAATTTAATGGATGTGTCGCAGGTAAAAGTGAAACATCTGAAGAATATGACTATTTAGGTGAAGCTAAAAAGGCTTCCAAATTTAAGTACAAGATGGCTAAAAATGGTTTTAATGAAAAAATGAAAGAGGGTCCTAAAAAAATAGGGACAGGAAAAGCCAAGTTTGACTATGATAAGTCTGCTGCAAATATTGATGGCAAGATGAAAAAAGTAACTCCTGGTAAAAAACAAGAAACCAAAGAAGCATCAAGAACTTATGGTATGGGAAGCAAAGCTGGTAGGGGTCTTAGAAAAGGCATTACACCAAATAGAAATTTGAATTTAGAGTCTTTAGAAGACCAAGTTTTAGAGTTAAAACAAAGAAATAGTGATTATAAAAAATCATTAAATATCTTTAGAGAGAAACTAAATGATGTTGCAGTTTTCAATGCTAATTTGGCATATGCAACAAGATTATTCACTGAACACTCAACAACAAAAAAAGAAAAAATAAACATTTTAAGACGTTTTGACAACATTCAATCATTACAAGAATCAAAAAACCTATATAGCGTTATCAACAATGAATTGTCAAAAGACTCAAATACGTCTTTAAATGAATCTGTTAATCGTAAGATTTCAAATGTTGCATCAACAGGTTCATCTGCTAACTTAATTGAATCCAAAACTTATGAAAATCCACAGTTTTTGAGGATGAAAGATTTAATGGGTAAATTAGGTTAATAAATAAAAAAAACAAATAAAAAAAAATGGGAGCATTATTAGAATCAGGTCTTGTTGGTAATATTGGGTTGAAACACCTAAAAGTTATCAAAGAAGATACTATTAACAAATGGAATAAATTAGGATTCCTTGAAGGTCTTAAAGGCCACCTAAAAGAGAATGTTGCACAGTTATATGAAAACCAAGCATCATATCTTATAAATGAGGCGGCTAGTACATCTGATACTGGTGCGTTTGAAACTGTTGTTTTCCCAATTGTAAGGAGAGTATTCTCTAAATTATTGGCAAATGATATTGTATCTGTACAGGCGATGAATTTACCAATTGGTAAACTGTTCTTCTTTGTACCTCAAATCCAAGAAGCAAATTCTGGTGCACACTATTCACCATATGGTGCTCCAGGTGCAGCAAATGATCAAACACCAACTACTGGCTATGGTAGTGGAAAAAATCTATATGATAGATTTTATGAAGGTAATGAGCCAAGTTTAAACCCAGAAGGTCTTTATGATTATTCAAAAGGTCAATTTAGTGCAGTAACTGCAACAGCTACTACAGTTGTTTGGAGTGGTGGTTCATTAGTTACTTCAGGTTATTCAGCAGGTAATTATAGAAGAGTTATATTAGCTTTGACAGGTTTTGGAAGTGATGGTGAAGGTAAATTAATTGGACCTGATGGTCATCCAATGGATAATGAAAGTTTCTTGGCTGGTTTGACTGTTAGTGCAAGTACATCAGCAGGTGGTGCATTCTCTGGTGTTACAACAGCATCTGGACTTGGCAATCCATTATTATTTAGAGTTGTTACACAGAAATATGCAAAAGGGCTTGTTCAATATGGTTCTGATAATTCAATAACTTTCCCTGGTAGTAGAACAGGAGGTGGGTCATACAATGATTTATCAACACCAGAAGGTGTTGTTTATCTTGAAGTTGATTTACAAAGACCTGCAACAGTTGGTGCAGATTCATTAGATGGTTACACAGGTTTCACAACATCAATTAGCGGTACTGCTGCTACAGATTTTACTGCAACTTATAGAATTTACAAGAGTTTAGAATTTGAAGATAAAATTGGTGAAGTTTCTTTTGATTTACAATCAGTTACTGTTTCAGTTACAGAAAGAAAATTAAGAGCACAATGGTCACCAGAAATGGCGCAAGACGTTGCTGCATTCCATAACATTGATGCTGAAGCAGAATTAACTGCTTTATTATCAGAGCAAATTGCAGCTGAGATTGATAGAGAAATTTTAAGAGACCTTAGAAAAGGTGCTGCTTGGAATT